TTAGATAAAATTGTAGGAAACGGAAGTAAAGTTATTGTAATGTATAAATCTTATGACTGGAATTACAAAGGTAAGACTGGTAAAGGTTTAGATTTACAAGCCGTACAGGTAAAGGAGTTAATTGAGTATACTCCTAAGGAAGACTTTGAGGTTTTGGAATCAGCAGAAGGAGATGCTGATAGCAATATCAAAGAGGATTTCTAGCACCTGCGAATAACCATAAGTTATAATGCTACTTTCATTATACTTATCTCCGAGGAGAGTCGGCTCAAACTGGCTCTCCTTTCTTATGAAATCAATTAAATACAAAGGGCGACAATGGAAGAAAATAATAATAATGGATTTGTAAAGTATCATTTACCTTGTCCACTATGTTCTAGTAGCGATGCATTATCGGTGAACAAAGATGGGTCAGCTTATTGTTTTTCATGTCAACAATACATAAAGGATTATGATATGGAAATCACAGAGAATACAACTAATGGTACAATTGAAAATCAAACAAAAGATTTTTTAAAAGAATCTATTTATGCAGAAATTGTAGATAGAAATATTAAAGAAGAAAGCTGTAAACGATATGGTGTTACAGTTAAGCTAGATAGTATGGGAGTTATTACTCATCATTACTATCCATATCATGATAAACAAGGTGCAAAGATAGCCACCAAAACAAGATTCACTAAGCTAAAAGAATTTAGTATTCAAGGTAATACTAAAATGTCAGGCTTATTCGGTGAACATCTATTTCAAAAAAATAAATTTATAATTATAACAGAGGGTGAGTTAGATTGCTTATCAGCTTATCAAATGTTTAAGACTGCTAAGTATGAAACACCAGTTGTTAGTATTAAGAATGGTATTACTTCAGCAGTCAAAGATATTAAAGGAAGTTTGGAATGGTTAGAAACTAACTTTGATAATATTATTATTAACTTTGATAATGATAAGCATGGACAAGACGGAGCATTAAAGGTAGCAGAGTTATTTAGTCCAGGGAAATGTAAGATAATGCATTTACCTGAGGGATTTAAAGATGCCTCTGATTGTTTAAGTAAAAATAATATTCAAGTTTATACTAAAGCTTTTTGGGATGCTAAGTTATATGCACCTGATGGTATTATTAATGCTAATGTTTTATTTGAGGAGATTGCAAAACCAATTGCAAGAGCCTTTGTTCAATATCCTTTTGAGGGTTTAAATAAAATTACTTATGGTATCAGACCATCTGAACTAGTGACATTTACTGCAGGTTCAGGCTTAGGTAAAACTCAAGTCATGAGAGAGATTGTTCATCATATGATTAAAACTACTGAAGATAATATAGGTTTACTTATGTTAGAAGAAACACCAGTTATTACTTCTAAAGGTTTGATGAGTGTTGAAGCTAATCAAAGATTACATTTACCTGATGTACATGTAAGCAAAGAAGAATTAAGAAATTACTTTGATGCAACTGTAGGTACAGGTAGAGTATTTATGTTTGACCACTTTGGTTCTAACTCAATTGATAATATTGTTTCAAGAGTAAGATACTTAGCTAAAGGTTTAGATTGTAAGTATGTTGTTATTGACCACGTTAGTATCATTGTATCAGACCAATCTAATGGTGATGAACGAAGAGCATTAGATGAGATTATGACTAGGCTTAGAACACTTGTTCAAGAAACAGGAGTATCTATGATAGTGGTATCACATCTTAGAAGACCTGATGGTAAGGGACATGAAGAGGGAGCAGCAACCTCCTTATCACAGTTAAGAGGTTCAGCTTCTATTGGTCAACTATCTGATATGGTTATTGGTTTAGAAAGGGATGCTCAGAACGATGACCCTGTTGTTAGGAATACAACAAGAGTTAGAGTATTAAAGAATAGATTCTCAGGTACAACTGGTCCTTGTTGTGATTTATTATATGACTCTGATACTGGAAGACTTAGTGAGGTTAAGATAGATGAAGTTTAAACAAGTAGTATTTGACATTGAAACAACTATGACTGCAGATAAAATATGGTGCATAGTTTGTAAGCATGGTGAACAATACTATCAGTTTAAAGATGGTAAAAATCTTCATCGCTTTGAAGAGTTTGCCAAACAAACAGAAGAATTTATTGGACATAATATTATTGGATTTGATATACCTGTAATAAATAAATTTTTTGGTAATGATATTTTTAAACATTGTAAAATAACAGATACATTAATCTTATCAAGATTATTTAATCCTATATTAGAGGGAGGACATTCCTTAAAAAACTGGGGTTTAAAATTAGGACAAAAGAAAATAGAGTATAACCAATTTGATTTCTTAACTGAAGAGATGTTAACTTATTGTAGAAATGATGTTGCATTAACAGAACGATTGTATAAATTTCTTATTAGAAAGATGAAAGACTTTGGTGAATCCATTGAATTAGAACACAAGACTGCAACTATTATTCAAAAGCAACATGAGTTAGGTTTTAAATTAGATATTGTTGAGGCTTATGGATTGCAATCTTTATTTCAAGAAGAGATGAATAGACTAACTAATGAGGTTAGAAAAAGTTTTCCTCCATTAAAAATAGAAGAAGAGTTTATTCCTAAGTCTAATAACAAAGCAAAGGGTTATGTGAAAGGTGTTCCTTTTACAAAGGTAAGTTTTAAAGAATTTAATTTAGGTTCAAGACAACAAATAGCTGAACGACTTATGATGCTTGGGTGGAAACCTAAGAAGAAAACAGAAAAGGGTCAAGTGATTGTTGATGAAAAGGTATTGAGTGAAATACATAATATACCTGAAGCTAAATTAATTAACAGGTTTCTTATGCTACAGAAAAGAATTGCTCAAGTCAGTTCTTGGATTGAAGCAGTAAGAGAAGATGGTAGAGTACATGGCAGAGTAATAACGAATGGTACAATTACGGGGAGGATGAGCCATCAGTCGCCCAACATGGCACAGATTCCTGCTGTGTACTCACCATATGGTAAAGAATGCAGAGCATTATGGGTAGTAAACAAAGGATATAAACTAGTAGGTGTTGACGCATCAGGACTTGAGTTGAGGATGTTAGCACACTACATGAATGATGAAAGGTACATACATGAAGTCGTTAATGGAGATATACACACAGCAAATCAAATTGCTGCTGGTCTGGAATCAAGAGATAAGGCGAAGACTTTTATCTACGCATTTATCTATGGAGCAGGTTCAGCCAAAATCGGAAGTATCATCGGAGGTACGCAACGAGATGGCGAAAGAACTAAAGAAAAATTTCTTAGAGCAACACCAAGTCTTAGAAGCTTACGAGAAAAAGTGGAGCGAGTGGCTGAGCGAAGATACGTCAAAGGACTTGACGGAAGAAAAATAATCATTAGACATCCTCATGCGGCATTGAATACTTTGTTGCAAGGAGCAGGTGCAATAGTTATGAAGAAAGCATTGACATTACTAGATGAATATGTTAATATAAAACAAATCAAAGCATTTCCAGTTGTAAATGTACATGATGAATTTCAATACGAAGTGGAGGAAAGTAGAGCCAATGAGTTTGGAAAGTTAGCAGTACAAGCAATTATAGATGCAGGTAAATTATTAAAAGTGAGGTGTCCACTAGATGGCGAATACAAAATTGGAAACAACTGGTCAGAAACGCATTGATACATTAGCTACTGATATTAAAAAATTAATAGCTGATATATCTAATGGCAAACCTGCCAATATTACTGAAGAAAATATGAATGTATTTCTTCAAAATATTAAAGAAGCTGTTCTAGCTTGGAACGAACCAACAAATAGAACAGAAAATCAAGGTAATCTTAGAATGTCTATTATAGGTAAACCACCTAGACAACTATGGTATGATAAGCATAGTCCTAAAGAAAGAACTGAAGCTAATGGAGAATTAAATTTAAAATTTTTATATGGTCATATCATTGAGCATCTTGTTTTATATCTTGCTGAATTAGCAGGACATAAAATAGAAGACCAACAAAAGAAGATTGAGATTGATGGTATTACAGGACATATAGATAGTAAAATAGATGGTGAGATATGTGATGTTAAGTCAGCATCATCGTTTAGTTTTAAAAAATTTCAGTCAGGTGAAATAGTAAATGATGACCCTTTTGGTTATCACGCACAGTTAGCAGGATATGAAACAGCAACTGGTACGAAAGCAGGTGGCTTTCTTGTTGTAGATAAATCAACTGGTGATATGTGTTTCTATAAACCTGATGACATGGCTAAACCTAATGTTAAAAATTTAATTAAAACATTAAAAGAAACCATGGAAATGAAACAACCTCCTGAACAGAAATGTTATGAGGATAAACAAGAGAAAAACGGAAACAAACAACTTGCTGTTGGATGTCAGTATTGTCCACATAAATGGGAATGTCATGCTGATGCAAATGGAGGGAAAGGCTTACGAGTATTTAAGTATGCAAATAAAGATACTTATTTTACTTATGTAGAAAAAGAACCCAATGTTGAAGAGATAACAGCCAACTTTAACAAATAATATAATGGACATACTAAAACATAAACACATATTAATACGAGCAGATGTACAACAGCCTCCTAAAACTACAGATGAAGTAGTTGCTTGGCTAAGAAAATTAATTAAAGACATTGATATGAAAATATTAGATGGTCCTTATGCAAAAAGAGTTGATATGAAAGGTAATGAAGGTGTAACTGGAATGGCTATCATAGAAACTTCACATGTTGTTATTCATACATGGGATGAAATAACACCATCACTAATTCAATTAGATGTTTATTCATGTAAAGATTTTAATCCTTTAGTAATATTAAATTCATTAACTTTATTTAAACCAATGGCTGTTGATTATAAATATTTTGATAGAGAAAATAATTTTAAATTATTACATGAAGATAAATATTCTTTACAGGAGAAAAGTTAAATGAATAGTAAAAAAATAAAACAAATAAGAAGTAAAGCTAAACATATTCTTGTTGAATGGTTACAGTCTTTATTAAATAAAGAAGAAGCTGAAAAGATTAATTATAAAAATGTATTTGATTTTATTCCTAATCAAACTCATTATTATCAAGGTTCAACTATTAAACTACAACCTTGGTCTTTTAAATGGATTGTTAAGAAATTAAAACACAACTCAGAGTTGACATATGCACAATTAAATGATATGTTAAAACCAACAGCGAATCAGTTAAAACGATTAGAGCAAGAAGGAATAAAATATAATGACTAATAAATCTTTATTTGAATCAATACTACCTGCTAATGCAAAGCAAGAAGGCGGGAGTCATTATAAAATGAAAATACAACCTTATAAATTTATAAGAGAAAACAATTTATCTTTCTTCCAAGGTAATGTTATTAAATATGTAGTTAGATATAAAAATAAAAATGGAATAGAAGACTTAAAAAAAATAATACATTACTGTGAATTAGAAATTGATGAAATGAAACGAGATGAATGGAGAAAAGAATATGATTAGT